CTGTTAAAATTCCAAATAGAGATGTTTTAAATTTTAGTCGTGAAGAATTTTCAACAAGCGCAATAACAAACTTGCTTTTTGAGCAAATAGGTGGCACAGAAATTGTTAACATTGCTAGAAGAGACACAATTGAGGGGCAAAATCCATATTACTCATTGATATCAAATCTTGCGTCAATTAAAAGAGAATTTGACCCAACCAGGCTTATAACAAAGCAGAAGGCAGTAAATGCTAATTTTGCTATTTATGGTATAGATTTGAATAATAAAATTCCAGATCAAGAATACCTGGACAGAAACAATATAACCAGTTTCTTTTATATTGCTAGCAACGGAGATCTAGTAATAGAACTTGATAATCTTGAAGATGATGAGATCATAGACTTTGAAATAGCCAATTCTGGTACAATTAATTTGGTAGATGAAGCATGATAACTAACGACGGAAAACAAATTATTGGTAAATTTTTGCTTGGTCAAGCACCAGAATTTGCTACCCACATTGCTGCAGGATGTGGATCACAACCACTTTTTCCAGGACAAACTTTAAGTTCTGACGATATTGACGAGCTAAAAGAAAAGGATGCCTTAGATTTTGAGGCTTTACGAGTTCCGATTACAGCAAAAGGCTTTGTAAAAGAAGATGGGGTAGAAAAAATTGTATTTAAGGCAGAGATGCCAACAGAACAAAGATATCAAATATCAGAGGTTGGTTTTTACCCATCAGACTCTAATGCTGTAGCAGGAGCATTCGATAGTAAAGCATTGTCTGTATTTACACCAACTGAGACATGGGTTGTTTATTCACAAGATTCCTCATCAAGCGTTCTTTCAATTACAGACGATTCAGTTTTAGCAGATGCTAGTGCTAATTTTATTGTTGATGACATTGCATTTTATTTATCATCAGACTCAACAGTTTTTGATAATGAAAATAGAAAGTTGCGTCAAGAACCAACGAGATTCTACACGAATGCCTTGGCAGTTTCTGGATCATCTTCATTTATAGATATCAATGTTGATGGATCTTATTCCGTTGCGTCTGGGGGGTACAGAGTAGAAAACTCTACGGTAGCCTTTAATTTAAGCCAAAATCTTCCAACAGATCAAATCAAAATGGTATTTTCTGTAATAAGCAAGATTGCAAATAATGATACTGCACCAGATAAAGTTAGGGTCATACTTGATTTTGTTAATGATTTGCCTGGACTTGATCTAGAATCACCAAAGGCGAGGCTTGGAATAGAATTAGAACAATCAGACTTTACAGTATTAAATACGGGACAGTCCCCAGATCCACAAAGCAGATATCGCTCAATTACAAGAACAATATCTCAGTTTAATGTTGATGATACATTTTCGTGGGCAAACATAAACCTAGTAAGACTTTATGCCTGTGCTCTAGACTCTGGAGATAATCCATTAGACACATACTACATAGCTTTTGATGGCCTTAGACTAGAAAATATTTCTTCGGACAACCCCCTTTACGGACTTGTTGGGTACAACATTATTCGTAGTGATTTCGCATATCCAGTTCTAAAGGCGCAAAATACAAATAACTTCGTAGAGTATAGGTTTGGTATTGGCGTTGATACATAATGGCAAAGTTCATAATACCAGTTGAGGATCTTCCGCCACCAGATATTAATGGAAACCATGTTTTTAGATTTAGAATATTATCAGAAGATAGAAACAGGCAATCTCAGTATTCCACTCTTTATACAATAGAAAGCACAGGACAAATTTTCCCATTAGAAAGCCCATATGAAATTACTTCATCAGGCAGCGTCGTCGGGGTTTACTGGGAAACTCCATCTTACTTTAATGTAGGTGCATCTGCAGTAGGAGCGTCTGTTCTTCATAATCATGAAAGCGAGTGGAAAACTCACCCAATGGATGTTTTTGTATCCTGGGACTCTGGAGACTATGAATATTATGGAAGAACGATTGATAGCGATATCAACATTCTAAAAAGATCTGGAGCATCTACTCTCAAAGTAATGGTCCAAATGGCTAATCATCCACCAACATTTTCATATAAATTTAAAATATTTGAAACTGAAAATGTAGCCCTCTGATATAATTACATTAGGAGAATTTATGAAGATACCATTGCCCGAACGTGGACAGCCAATTGACTTGGCATATTTATATCAGATTGCTAATGCAATTAATGATTTAAACAATCAGATAACAACATCAAATACGACTTCTGTAATCAACAACGGTATCAATCTTAGAGAAGATGTTTCTACAAATAATTTAAGATTTTTTGCAACAACAAAGAATATCCAGGTAGGAAACGTATCTGCTGGCAGCTCCGAATCATGGTCAGCAGATTTTTCACCAGATTTTTTGTATGTTCCAGTTGTTACAGCAACAGTTCAAAATAATACATCTTCAACAGCAGGAGATAACATCACCCTAGTTTTAAAAAATATAACAACTAGTAGGGTTGATGGAAACGTAAGATATAACGCTGGTGGCAGTATTGATATTAACATTAATGTTATTGCAATAGGTGTCTCTAGGTGATATAATAACTCACCAAAGAAATAATTACCATGTTGAAATGTAAAAAGTGCAAAGGCAGAGTTTTTGTTGATCGGGTTCATACATCAGCCGATCATTTAGAAACCTTTTGCATAATTTGTGGTGGTAGAAACATCTATCACCCACCAAGTAGATTTGGAAGGAATATACAATGGCTTCATCAGAACGAAATGAGAATGGTGACGGCCTGGAACGGCAAATAAATCCTAGCAAAACAATATTTTTTGTTGATGAAAAGCTAGTAAGATTTATCAATAGTAATCGTGGTGCAAACATAGTATATCTTTATGACATTGTAAATGAAAAAGAAATTACAATGTTGTTATCAGACTTTAAAAAACACAGAAAGAGAGCTTATTTAGTTTCTCATACTGCCAAACTTTTAGGTAGGACTCACATGCAACTAAATAAATATGTAAGGCAGGGTCTTATAAATCCACCAGTGGGTGCGGTTGCTGGTGGAAAAAACGTATTTAGAAAAAAGGCTTACTACTCTGAGGATTACATCTTTACAATTAGAGAAATAATGTCTACAATTCATAGGGGTCGTCCAAGAAAAGATGGAAGAATTTCTAATAGCGTATTGACTGAGCAAGAGTTGCGTGCTAAGATGGGTGATGCCTTGATGCTTTACACAAGGACAAAAGATGGGGAGTACATCCCCGTCTGGTCGGAACAAACATATTAGGAGAAAGCATGTCAGAAAAAACAGAGGTTACTGTAAACCTTGGATATACTCTTAACCTTGGTAACTTTCAGAGCCTGAGGGTTGACCTTGGATGTACAGACTATGTTCGTGCAGACGAAAACGTAGACTCTGCCATGAACCGTGTATACGACTTTGTAGAAGGCAAGGTCATGAATAAAATTGAGGAAGCAAAGCGGGAAATGGATTAATGGCTGATAAGAAACAAAGGTATGCACTAATAAGCTATTTTAAAAAGATAGCCAAGGAAAATAGTGCTCCTTTGCAGCCTATTAATATTCATTCTCAACAATGGGCAGCAGATGCATTGATTGAGTCTTATGGCTATGACGAGTGTAAAGACCTAGTTGATTATTACTTTATAGTTTCAGCATCTCCAGATTGGACATGGTTTTCATACAATTCAGATAAGCTGCTACAATCTAAGACAACAGAAGAAGAAGATCGTAAACTTAGAGCACGTTTGCGTAAGGGTGCTAAAGAATGGTTGGAGAGTTAGTGGAAGATCTAGAGGCAAAGGTATTGTCTGCCGTCCTTGAAGACAAGCAGATCCATGTTCTTTTGCAGGCAAATCCAAATTCACTATTTAGAACGCATGGGGATGTGTGGGAATTTATCAGGGGATATTATGAAAACAATATGTCTCTTCCCCCTTCATCACTTGTTGTAGAAAAGTTTAGAGACTTTGAGCCTGTAAAAGAGGTGGGGGCTACTAAGCACCATGTAGATGAACTAAGAACAAACTACCTTGACGGCAAGATTAGAGAAATGCTTAAAACAAGTGCGTCACAACTACAAGAGAATAAGGTTCAAGATGCCTTGAACACTTTAATATCTCAAAGTGCTGATCTGAAACGGGCTTCTGCAGAAGTAAGAGACATTGATGTTGTAGACATAGAAGATGCTGTTGCACATTTCAGGCATATTGAAGAGTTGGCAAGGCTTGGTGCTCACGGAATTAAGACGGGTCTGGCAGGTTTTGATAACTACCTGCCCTCTGGAATTATGCCAGGGCAGTTTGGTATTCTTCTTGCTTATCCTGCAATAGGTAAGTCATGGCTTGCTTTGTATCTGGCTGTCCAGGCTTGGAAAAATGGGAAGAAGCCACTATTTGTGTCTCTTGAAATGACTGAGAGCGAGGTTCGTAATCGTGCCTACACAATTATGGCAGGAGGACAGTTTTCTCACCGTAAAATTAGTGCAGGAGAACTTGACATTGAAGAGTTTGAGCGGTGGGGAAGTAAGTATTTAAATAACATGCCCTCGTTTCAGATCGTATCTAATGACGGACTAGGTGAAGTTACTCCAGCAGTTTTGCGGGGAAAGATAGACCAATACTCACCAGACATAGTATTCGTTGATTATATTCAGCTTATGCAGTCTAATAGTCCAACAGATAATGAGGTTGTGAAGATCAAGAATATTAGTCGTGAGTTAAAGATTCTTGCTATATCAGAAGAGACACCGATCATTGCTATTGCTTCTGCCACACCAGACGATGCTACTAATATGAATACTGTTCCAACATTGGGCCAGGTAGCATGGTCAAAGCAGTTAGCATACGATGCCGATTGGGTTCTTGCTCTAGGGCGAGAGCCTTCATCAGATATCCTTGAGGCTTGTTTTAGAAAGAATAGGCACGGCTATCTGGGAGAGTTTTTGGTACAGGTAGACTTTGATAAGGGAAGATTCCTTTACAAAGACTTTGAGGATCAATAAAGTCTAGTATAATTAATTTATGACAATTGTACATAAAAACATAAAAAGGTTTGAATTAGAAGGGGAAATTTATGATGAGTCATCAATTCCTCGTATAAAAAATGAACACCTTTTTATGCTAACCATGATGATGAAGGCAAAAGGATATCTTGTAAGATATGATATTGACCCAGACTTCACGGTAATGTACAATGGGAAAACATTCGATTTTAAATTGTCAATATACGGAGTATTCGTAGGGAAAAAGAGGGCACAATGGTTCGATGGGGTGGACAAAAACAGATTAATATCGAACTCTACTCAGAAGAGCAAGTCAGAAGAACACTCCTGGCCTGCGGCATAGATATAGTTCAAGAGATAGAGTCTGATTTCATAATCTATTGCCCCTATCATAATAATCATAGAACACCAGCAGCGGAAGTTTCTAAAACATCTGGAGACTTCTACTGCTTTGGATGCCATGAGTCACGGGATCTTATTCAGTTCGTAATGTTCTGTTCAAAAAGAAACTACTTTGAGGCAATGCGACTGATTCATTCAAAAAAGGTGGAAGATAATATAGAAAATGATTTGCTTAAGATCCTAGACAAGAAGCCAGAGTATCCAGAATTTGATACTGATACTGTAGCAAGATTAAATCAGGAGGCACTTGTTTCTCATAGAGCAGCAGGATATCTCAAGGGTAGAGGTATCACAAAAGAAAGTGTTGAAAAATACAAGATTGGATATTCAGAGAAGCAAGATATGATTACCATCCCAATTTATTCCCCAGATGGGATTTGTGTTGGAATGGTGGGAAGATCTATTGAGGGTAAAGAGTTTAAAAATACCCCAGGGCTTCCACGCTCTAAGACAATGTTCAACATACAAAGAAACAAATCCGCTAACAAGATTTTTCTGGTAGAATCATCCTTTGATGCTATCCGTATCGAACAAGTTGGCGGTAAAGCATTGGCGACACTAGGATCAAATATTTCTAATAAGCAGAAGGACTTGCTAAAAAAGTATTTTACTAGTATAATCGTAGTGTCAGATAATGACGAGGCAGGAAGGGATATGAAAGAAAAGCTATCAATGTCCCTTGGCAGTATAGTAATACAGGGTGATCTACCTGATACTGTTAAAGATGTTTCTGACTTGGATGACGAACAACTAAAAACATTTATAAATACATTTGATAACGAAATACATTACATATTACAGTAGGAGAAACATATGTCTATTATTAAAGGGCTAAAAAACATTGAAGCAGTTCTAGATAAGCCCAAGGCAACGGGAACAGGAAGTAAGGTACGCTGGCTAAAGATGGATGATGGTCAGAGTATCAAGGTTCGTTTTGTAAACGAAATTGACGAGGATTCTAAGTTCTA